AGGTGTTAAATTATCAATATTTAAATATTGATCTAAATTATCAGAAATATCACTTGGACCACCTTGATACTCCTGAGAGATATAATATTGTTTTAAAAAATCAATCGTGTCAGGACTTTCATCCCGAATGAAATTCGGAAGTTGATTTGATAATACATCTTGTATCTTAACTTTACTTACAATACCTGTTTCTATCATGTTCTAATTATTTTTCCGTTTGGATAACTTGATGAATAAAAATCTCTAGTAAATTGTACACCAGAAACTTCATCTCCCGATGAAATAACATCTCTAACCATATTTATTGTACTATTCGACACATCTAATGAAATATATAAATCTTTCAAACCTACAATGTCATTTGATCTTGGAAATGCTTGTACTTCAATTATATTATTTGGTTTAGTTGTTGATAGAAAATTAACAGTTGATAAATTTACCTCTCCTTTTTCATAATCGATAGATCCTGCCGATGAATTAATAACTCGAATTGTATTATCATCCAATAATTTAATTATTTTTATAATTCCTGTTTTTAAATCTGAATTTGGGGTATCAGTTAAGTATAATATTCCTGAACTTCCTGAAATTGTAAATCCTGTTGTTTTTATGTTAAATCCGTTTGGATCAACATAGAATTTATTTCCAAAACAAAGTTCATACTGTGCAAATTGATTCTCAGATATTTGTAAATTTCTACGTATTCTAATTTTAGTAATATTTGACGTAATCGCATTATTAGTGTCATCTATAACTTTAAGTAATTTACTATATTTTAGTCTTCCACCAAATTTATTTAAATTTATTGATCTTGAATAGGTTGTTAATGAATTTACGACATCAGTTTTTAATGAATCTGCAGTTGAAACAAGAGAATCATTATAATAAACATTTGAGTCAAGTTCAACGTATAATAACTTTAAATCTATGATTTTTTGATTAATGCCTGATATTGAATATTGTTTTAATTTAGATAAAATTTGATTTTTCGAAAAATCAGACACTAAATCACCATTTTTAGGTTTTATACTGATCGCAACTGTTCCAAACTCTGGAGGATCAAGTTCTTCACCACCAATTACCGAAACTGATTCAGTATTTGGATAAATTTTCTTGATTATTGCTTCATAATCCCTTGCAGTAACAGCTCTGTTCTGTGATGAGTATAAAAGAGGTGAAAAATATTTAATAGAATCTATGGATTCGATATTTCCACCATTTTGGGACTTTACAATGGATTCAGAGGGAATAATTGGTGTTGATTCTAAATTAACTGCATTTTTATTTGTATCTGTTAGTCTTCCAGAGAAAGTAAATCTCTGAGCACCATTACCATCCTCTCCATCTGTTGTAATATATCTTACTGTAATAATATTACCATCCGAACCTGTTTCTTCTCCCAATTTTTTACCAAAAAATCCATCTCCAAACTTTAATTCATACTTTTCGTCTTGAATTTCCTTTATCAAGAAAATTTTTGAGTTTGAATCGATAGTAATAATATCATTTACTAAGGAATATTGTATACCATCACCACTGTCAGTGCTTTTTTTAACATAAACTACAATTTTAGATGTATCAATGAAAGAATTATCTAAAATAAACCGTTGATCAAGAGATCCATCGTATGTAAATTGTTTTTCAAGGTAAGTTCCTTGAAAAACATTAATATTTTCAAACTTTGCGACTCCATCAATGACATTTGCACTTATTGGTTCCGTGATTGCGAAGGTATATGTCTCATTATCAATGTCTCCAGTGCAAACTATACCTGGTTGTAGCGTAACTGTGTTTACATTACTAGTAATTTTAGCATCAAATGATATTTGTGCGTTTGCTGCCGTTCTGGAACGTGGTGTATATCCAATATTACCTGATAATGATACTACATTTTCTCTTAAAGTGGCAGAATCAAGAAAAGATTCATTCACAATCATGTTTGAATTAAACGCAGTGATATAAGTGTTATATGCAAGAGTATCAATTAAGACAGAAAAGTTCGAACCATCAAAATCAAAGTCTGTAAACTTAGAATTTGCACGAAGATAATCTTTAATTGATGTTTTTATCTGATCGAAATCGAGATTTGTGAAATTTGAGAAAGGCATTTACCTTGTTGCCTCTAATATAAACGTAAATTCTTGAGTTGGGAACTCTTGACCGACAATATCATAAATTACGGTGACTTCAAATTGATTTAAATCATTTTGTGGATCGACTTCAACCCTTACATTATCAACTCTTGGTTCAAAATTGTTTACAGATGTTTTAATTTGATCTTGAATGATGTTTGCAGTACCAAAATCTACAAAATCAAAGAGACTTTTATACACATCAGAACCAAATTCTAGGTCGAAAAATTTTTCTGTTGGTATTGTCTCTACAATATTACGAACGGAACGACGAATCGCACTTTCATTTTTTAAAATGGGTAGATCTTTTGTTACTGGGTGGGGTAAAAACGATAAACTTATGTCTTTAAACGCTCTAGACACCCTTTCATTAGCCATGAACCAAGTTTTATATTTATTTATACTCTTTTTTTAAAGAATTTATCCCAATTCTGGTTCAATATCAACCTCTACAGAATTTTTTTCTGATTCAAACGGTTTTCTTTCCTCTTTTTCTTCATTTTCGTTCCTTTCTTTGGCAGTTTTCCAGAAATAATTCTCTTCTGAACCTAATCCATCACGATCATGACCATTTTCTACCTGATAATACACGGTTGATACCTTAAAATCAGGAATCTTAGGTGTCTCAGGAGTGATACTGTTGTCATAAATCCTCATTCGGTTGTTTGGATAGAGGCAAAACTGTCCATTATCGAGTTCAAGAAGGTTATGAGACTTGTGTTCGGCAGGTTGTTCACTTGTTGAGTAGTCGATTGCGTCTACATCCTGATGATAATTGTCTAATGTACAGATATATGTGCCTGTCTGAGTGCCAAAGTCTCTTGTATAGACTTCGTAGTGCATTGAACCGATAAATTGTTTCTGAACGGCAACCACACCATAGTCCATGCAGTTCCAAAACTGTAGATTATGAAGAGTCATATCAGGATCTGGTATCTCTGGAGACGAGAGAAAGGCAGATATGGGTAACTTATCAAACATGGCAGCATATTCTGGTAGATAAGTTTCAAAATAAAAGGCACGACCAGGTATACTCTTGGCAGATACCCAGACTCCTTTTACAAATTCACCATGACCACTCTTATGGTCGGTTAGATATTCTTTACGTACCCAGACTTCATATGAGGGTAGGTTAGTAATTAGTGTTGCCATTAGACGTGATGAAAGACTTCAACATAAGATTTACATTTTGGACAAGTAAAGTTGGAAAAGAAATCATATTCTGACTCCTCTCCATCATTCAACTCTTCCATGGAGTTGTCTCCACCCCATATTAATTCAGTATTACAGTGCCAGCATTTCATTCTTCGTACTCCTTTTGAATTTCAGTTGTTAAATCGAGAGGGTTTGGAAGTTTACCTTCATAAAACTCCTGTGCCAGATCTTCCATCAGGTCACAGTATTCTTCCACAGTGAGATTCTTACCGAGAACCTCCTCCCCTTTTCGTACTTTATATAACTCTTGATTTTTCATGTCCGACACGAATTCGTGGATCACACCATATCTCAAATCCTGCTTCCTTTGCATCGAGGCAAAACGAGACATCCTCGCCGCACATGTCCTGTACTTCACCCGACTCAAATACCTGCATCTTAGGTGCGAACCATGGGTATGGTAATCCTTCGTGTTCGAATACACCTTTTCTTATCAGTAACCATCCGAAACCTGTATAGTCCACGGTGAAAGGTTTGCGTCGTTTTGACATGCTTTCGAGTGTTTCGTGATTCATTACACCACCATTGGTTCGAAAATCATCTTCCTCTAACCAATGTGCCACCGATGTGGTTCTACCATCTTCGG